AGCAGCGCTTTCCGCCCGCGGCGAAATCTCGAACACATTGGTTGCCAGGTCATGAGCAACGGCGGTTTGCTTGATGACAAACTCCAAAGCCTTCAAGACCTGATCAATCGGCGTGTTGGGGGCGGCAAAGCCGAAGCTGCCGCCATCAGGCAGCGTCACCGCCCGGTCCGGCCCGGTTGCCAGTGCTTCCGATACCGGCACGCCCGTAGCCCACGCTTGCCCGTGGGATTGCAGCTCGATCGCGCGCCACAGGTTGACCAGCGCCACGTTGATTGCTTGCTGCGCTTCGACCAGGTCATTGCCGCCGGGCAGGAAGAACCGGTCGTCAGGGTCGCGATCGAAGCAGGGCACGAAGGGCAGAAGGCCGTAGGGATTGACGCCACGGGGATTGCCGGGAACCTCCAGGGAATTGCCCCGGCTATCGCGTCGGGTATAGGTCTCCGCCGTCCAGTCCGAAAAGGTGGTCAGGTCTTCACGCTCGCCGGGGTGGGTAACGACGATCCGATCGGGAAGCCAGGGGTCGGCCGCGACCGCATCGAGAATATTGGGAGTCACCACCGCCAATGTCGGCCCGGACAATCCCCACTGGACTTGCAGAGCAGTGGTCTTTAGCAACTTGGTTAGGCGGTTGGCCTTTTTGAGCACCAAATCTGCCCGCATGGCCCGGTAGATGTCTTCCCCGCGTGCCTGATCCATGCCGGAAAACGTGCGCCGCGGCTTCTCCAGATAGACCATGGCCCGCTTGTCGCAGACCTTGCGCACGATATTGATGGCGAACAGGCGGAACTGATCAGGCTTCGACCACTTGGCGGCAATCAACTCGGCCAAGTTCCGTGACTGCATTCCGTAATAAAATTCAAGCCGAAGCGCGGCGGCGGCTTTTCGTGCCTTCTGCTTTTGAATCAGGTCAATGAATTTTGGGGCCGCCCCCGACCAAAGAGCCATTTCTCGCCTGCCTTCGGCATATCCAGAAGGCAACGCTTAGGCATTGACGCGGTAAAGTCAACACATTTTTCGCGATAATTACTACCTCTTCATCACATGCGCCCCGATGTTCTCGACTTTTATTTTGAAAAAGTCGTCGATTTTCAAAGATGTTGCCCCGGACTTATTTATATATTTATCATGGAGTGCCTGCACGGAAGCGAAGGAACGGCAGGTGTCGGAGCAGGGCAGCACCAGACTGCCGCCGTTCAGCAGGCAAAGGCCAACGGCCGGCCCGACCGCGTCGCAGTGAATACCCGCCACCTCGTAAGGGTTCAGCTCGACATCACGGAGCGCGTAGACCGCCCAGGCCAGACTGTAGACAGTGTCGTCGTGGCAGCCCTTGGCATGCTCAAACTTCGGGACGCTGCCCTTGGCGCTGTTGCTGACCAGCTCGTATTCGAAGGTCCCCATCTCGCCGAGCAGCCGCTCGAACGCCGGATGGATGTGCAACCGCCTCTCAGACGCGGCGTTATAGAGGACGGTGAAGGCGTTGGCCTGACGTTCGAGGGTGGCGGAAACCATCTCGTGGTCGAATGATTGATCAGCACACCACGCGGCAATGTCTTGGGCGTTGTAGGTTTCAATTGCGGCGCGAGACATTCCGAATTCGACGCGGTATCGGCCGAATGCCTTTTTGATGCCGGCCGCAGACGAAAATCGGATCATTTCGCTGGCCAAGACGTAAAAGTGTTCTTCTTCCCCTTCCAGGACCTTGAGTACGCAGGTGGTAATAGTCGCGTCCCCATGCAATGAAAAGCCGTAGGCACGGTCCAGGCCAGCCCCAACCGCATGGGCAGCTCCCGCCGCCAAGGTCGGAACGTGCAGGGCGTAGCTGCCCTGTCGGCACAGCTCGACGATCTCCGGCGGAAACAGGTTGTTGGTGCCACTGCCCCATTGATTCAGGTGCTGTTGGGCGAACTCGGCCGGCAGCATTTGCGCCGCCCGGGACCGCAGCTTGTCAGGGGCGATCCACCGCGGCCCCCGGGCAATCGTGTCTTCAAGATCACGATAACTGATATACGAGATATGCAACGTCGGATCGCGCCCATCCTCCCACAGCCGAAACAACGGGAACAGCGGGCTGTTGTGCCCGCCAACGGTACTGTCCGCCAAGACAAGTCCATCCCGAGTGTCGATTGTTGAGGACGCCACCACCTGATAAACGGCATCGTCGCGCGCGGCATGAAGCTCCGACACCATGGCCACCGACAGCTTTTTGCCATAGAGCGAGGCTGGTGCGGCCGGAAAGCCCTGAATCAGGTTGCCAGCGGCCTCATAACGGACGGTCGCCTTTTCGACCACGATCGTTCCGACCCGGATCATGTCGGCGGTGGCTGGCGTCTGTTCCAGGATGGTGGTGACCAGCCGAAACGCGGTGTCGGTGGACTGTCGCTCGGAGTTGGCGACGATCGCGATACTCTGGGTTCTCCGCGTCAGAAACCGCCAGACCACGATCAAGGTGCAGATCACCGTCTTGCCGTGCCGCCGGGGCCAGCAAAAGATCAGGGTGTGAAACCCGCCGTCCAGGGCCTTACGGATGGCCGCGCGGATGGCGTCATCGGGGACATAGGGCTCAAACCCGCCCCGGTCAGAAGGGATCAACGGCTTTACGTCGTCGATCCAGTTCAAAAAGCCGTCTGCACCGCCAAGCCAGCGCTCAATCTTGGCTTTTGCCGCTGCTTTTGCCGGACCACTCATGAAAATTGCTCCGGATACAGCCGTTTGAGGTCCGCAACCGACAGCGGTGCATCATAGGTGACCATGTTTCCGAGCCGCATGCCTTGTCGGAAGGCTTGGAGCCGGGCCGGGCCGAGGATTTCCAACTGTTGGTCTTCGGGAAGGCTTCTCAGCCAATCCTCGCCACTGCCGCGCGCTTGGTAGAATTCGCGGGTGAACCGCCCATGCTTGAACACCAGCGACATCGAAGACCGGCAATTCGGATGCCGGGGCGGAAATGGCGCGTCGGCGTCGTCCAGGTCAAAAATCTGACCGTGAAGAGAGGCGCAGACCAGCGAAACGCGATTATCGAGAACCGCCGTGAAGCGCCAGCCATCGGCGTACTCTTTTACGGCTGGATCCCTCCATTGTTCCATCTGTGCCCGATTGGCCGTGGCGTTAATGGCCGTGCGCGCCAGCCTAGTCGCGCTGGTGCGCCCCAGCCCCGTCACGCGCTCAATGCGCTTGGCCGCCTTTCGGGTTGATTCACCGAGCGCGACCGATTGGCGCAACTCATTTTCGACCCTTGCCAAGGCACCTTCCGCCAACCGCTCGCCCCAGCGCGTCCAGGAGAAGCCGTCATGTAGGATGTCTTTGACCGCGCGGAGCTGGCCGAATGGCACCATAGCAAAGCTATCAGCAATTTCCGGTATGCCCGCGCGGACTTGCTGTGCGACTGCGGCCGGTGTCGTCTCGATGACGCCATCAAGAGCCGTGTCGATCTTATCGGAAACTGAGGACGCCAGCGCCAGCCGTGCCGCCTGAAGCTGGGTTCGAATAGCAATCAGGCGAGCATAGCCGAACACCCCATCCGAGCCTGTCCACGCGGCCAGCCGCTCGGCAACGGCCCCGAGGGCATCGTCGAGAGATGCAACAATACCGACAATCAGCCCGTTAGCCAGGCCATCCAACCGCAGCATGCGCAGAAGCGCGAAATCCTCAGGCGTCATCGGTGGCTATCTCCAGCAAGGCCGCGGTATGAGCGTCGACCGCGGCCGTGCGCGGCGTCACGTCTCGGGCCTGCCGCTGAAGGCCGAGCTGCCCGAGCACCCGGCCGAGCGTGTTGACCAGCTTGGTCAGCTTGTCGACGTCGACGCTGCCGCTGGTCAACAGCCCGTGCTCGATCACCTCGCACTGAACCGTCAAGGTCGCGGCGGAGCGGATCAGGATTGCCTGGGCGGCGGTCGGTTGCCCGCCCAAGTCCGATACCAAGGCATGACAGAGGGCGTGGAAGCGCTTGGCAGGGGCCGTGCGGGCGTCAACCCGCCGGCCGTCGATGACCAGCGGCGTCGCCCCGACGGCCGCTGTAGAGCTGGCAAGGGGGTTGGGTGGGGTATCGGCGCCCTTCCCCGCCCCTATCTCGGGGGTATTTTCGGCGCCCGGGACGGCATCCCGGGGCGGCTCGGGGACGACGGGGGATGGTGGCGCCTCCCAGTGCGGTTGATTGTCGCTTCTCATGTGCGTCCTATAGGTTGATATCGTCGCTAAGGCCCATAGAGCGAACGCTGGTGACGTTTCTGTGTCTAAACCATCATCCGTAACCCAAGGTCGGAGTCAGGCCATCCAGCGACGATCCTGTGAACTTCACGCCCCATCGTCGTCATTGTCGCTCGCCCCGTTGGCCCGGGGCTGGCACAGGAGCGCACGCCGAACGGCGAGTTCTCCGGCAACGGCGATGGCAGCATCGCTGCCGCCCAAGCCGGCCCGCTCCAACGCGCTTGCCAGCACGGCGAGTTCAGCCGATGTGCGCCGTTGTAGGCGGCTTCGCTGAGGGCTACGGGTCATAGCGAGGCCCTCCATAGGCGCCGGGGCACGGCCGGCCCGGAACGGTTTGTCGCCAAGGTCGATGCCGGAAAACCTTCCATAGGAAGTTCCCGCACATCACCACATTCCGACATTGGTTCCCGACCACGAGGAGCCGGAGATTGCCGATCCTCGCTCCCGGTTTCCGACACTGTCGGTAAACACTTGTTTTCCGACACCCCTTTGTCGGCCGACTGGCACCGCACCAAGCCTGCCGCACCCGGCCGGAAAACCACCAAATTTCCTAGAAATAGCAAATTTCTTAAAAATAACAACTTTTGTAAATTAGACCGACTTTTTTCTAAGCGGCGCACAGAACAGGAGAGCATTAGTCCTTTGAGCGTTCCGGTGGGTATACTGGCACGGAAGGCGTGCTTACTTGACAATGCTTCAAGTAAATCCTCAACAACCCTTACCTTGATTGCCTTCTTTTCTTCAATTCCACGCCATCCCTCCGAGCCCAACAGGGTGGGGTGGGAGGGGGGTATGTCCCCCTTTAGGGGGACACCCCCCTCACCCACCGCACCGCCACGGAAACACACCGGCAGCTCGGGTGTCGGAAGCGGCCAGCGGGGAGCGCCACGCACGGGTCGCGGCGGAGCGCAGAAGGGCCGGCTGGCGCGCGCACGGTTCGGAATCATCGGCCAGCTTCCCCGAGAGCCAGGAACGTCCGCCGCCGGGACGGTGAGCCATCCTCGTTGATCCGCAACCGGCCGGCAGACAACAGACGCTTCGAAGCGTCGTCAAGCTCTTTCACAGTGAATACTTTGGCTGGCGTATAGATGTTGCGCATCTGGCGAGGAGCATAGTTTGGTGTGTTTGGATAAATATTTACACGAACACCGCGTTCCGCCAAAATCTTGAACCCATCGAAGAACACGCGTTCCGCTTCGTCTCGCCGCAGCTTGCCAAACAGCCCGCCTTGGTCATTGCCGGCCGGCTGAACCGGCAGGAAAGCCCCATCCTCGAACCGCAGGCGAATTTCATCGCCGATCTTCGCGTAGTTACTTTTTTTCCGGGACAGGATGCGGGCGTTTTCGTCGGGATCAGCGTCGGCTTCCACCGATGGCCGCTCCAGGTAGAGCCGCGATCGCACCGAATTTGACCAAGCGGTCGAGCCGCCATCGCCCCGGCCGCTCTCGGTTCCGCCCCGGGACGGATGGTTCGCGGTCACCACCACACCATCAAGAGCCTTGGCCATGCCGCCAAGGCCATGACTTATGAACTGCTGAACGTGAGGACGAATGATCTCATTGCCGCCGAAAGTATCCGCCACCGTATCAATAACGACGAACTGCACACCGCTATCTTTGGCGAAGTTCAACAACTGATCATAGAGCGGGGTTCTCTGGCCTATACCATCAGCGTCGAAGGTCATCAGCACGTTGTTTTCTGAAGTCCGTGACACGAACGTCATATATTCGAGGTCGCCGAAATCAATGTCATACTTGGCATTGATGTCCGCTTGACGACGATGCAGTTCGTCTTCGTCGTCCTCACAGAACATCCCCATGACCTTGCATTGCCGCACCGGCATTCCCAAAAACGGCTTGCCGGTTGCCACGCTGGTCAAGAGCTGTTGGGCCAGCAGGCTCTTGCCGGTGCCGCCGTCCCCGTAAAGAGCCGTGGTGCAGCCCCACGGTATCCAGTCTTCGACCAACCATTGCCGCTCTGGAATGGGTTGGCCCTGCCACTTCATCACCGGAATAGAGCGCAACGGCTTCAAATCATCACATTGACTTCTGGAAGTCATTTAACGTTTCCCGTCAGCACGTCGTTAAAATCCTTGCCAGTCTCGGAGAAACACACCGAAACCCGACGCTTTTGCTGTTGAAAGACCTCACGCGCCTTGCTCGCCGCTTGCTCTCCGGCCGCGCCATGGTCGGCAAAGATCACGACGCGCCGAACCAGATCGGGCACCACGACGCCAGCCAGATTGCTACCGAGCGCGCACCACACCGGCAGCCGGTACAGCTCCATGGCCGACAAGCCGGTTTCGATGCCTTCCGCGATACCGAGGGTTTCCCCGGCCGGAGCGAGCCGCACCGCCCCCAAGCCGATTGGGCCGAGCGAGCGTTTGGGCCGATCCAGCGGCGCCTTGCCCAGGCCATCGGGCCGGAGGAAGGTCCGCTGGATGGCAACCACGCGCCGGTCACCGTTGGTCACGACCGCGACCATCGCCGGCAGCCCAAGGCAATGACGCCGGCTGTGCGCCAGCTCGGGATGGAAGCGCAGGGTTGCCGGCAACGGAATGGAAATCCTGCGCACCTCGCGCAGGTAGGTTTCGGCCGGAGAGCCGCCAATCGGCCGGCACTCGGACCAGATGCGCCGCGCCGCCGCCTGTTTTTCCGCGTCCCGTTGATCATCAGCCGGCCGGGTTCGTTCGGCCTGGTGAAGGCCGACCTCCTGCCGTGCCCGTTCCACCGCTTCGACGAACGTCAGTTTCTCGGTAAGCCGCAGCCACTCGAACACATCGCCATGGGCACCACAGCCGAAGCAGTGGAAGAAGCCCTTGGCATCGTTCACCGAGAAACTGGCCGTCCGCTCATCGTGGAACGGGCAGGGGCCAAACCAGTCAGCCCCGGTGCGCCGGAGCTGAACAGTCTTGTTGATCAGAGACGAGAGGGTGAGGCGGCGCCGCAGCTCATCAAGCGCGCCCTTCGGGAGCATCGAACCGCGCCCCAAAGTGACCAGCGATCGTCCTCAGGCTGTCACGACGCGTCGCGTAATAGCCGCGGCCGTTACCCATCCGTTCAGCGGAAACTTCACCAGACATAACCGCACGGATCAAGGATTGATATGGGATTTTAAGGAGACGAGATACGTCAGAAATACGGATCCAGTCGGCTGGCAGGGCTAAAAACTTGCTCATGATGATCCTCTTCACAAGAACACAAAAAGTCGTTCGGTGAAGAGAGTCGATCGCCAGCCATTTTCCGATGTTGCCAGGGCTCTTTGTCCCTGTTAGCATCACCGGTGTCTAGTTTGGGGCGGGCAACCGACTCCATCCACCTTTTCCGGCCGCGTCCTCACCACGAGGGCGCGGCCGTTTTTTTATCTTCCGCTCGGAGCAACCGCCCGGAAGCACCATCATCAAACAGAAGATGCGCCCCTGCGTCAAGCGTGAATAACTCGGGATGACAGGTGTCCACCGGAAGCAATTCCGGTGCTTCCCCAAACCACCGAACAGCGGACACATGTCCGCTTCTGCCGGAAAATGGCGCTGCCTTTTGGACTCGGCAGTGCATTTGGCACCGGAAATGTCGCTGCCTTTTGCAGCGATTTGCGCTGCCTTTTGCACAAGATCAGATTGCCTGACGGAAAGAAAAACTTTGGCACATATTCATGTGCCAAACCCGCATGAAACGCTGGATTGAGCGACAATTCCGACTTTTTTAGACGGCAATACTTTATTTTACTTTCAGTTTCCGAAAGACTTGACCAAACATAGCTAAAGAACTCGCCAAATAGAAAAACGCATTAATTGGCCCGCCTTGTATTGCCAGGGAATGGGAACTTGAAATCGGTTTTCACGGGGGTTTCACGGGGTCTGTGTGCGCCCTGCCCCGCGGGGGCAGAAAGGGAGCAGGCAACCCTACAAGCCGCTCAGCGCTCATCTGGCGGTCTTCTGGGGGCATTCTGGGAGAAAGGGTCACCTATCCCAGCGGCGTTTAAGCTCAGGTCAGTAGCTTGCCATGTTGGACGTTGAGGATGTCCACGGCGTCCGCCCCGACTTCGTAGACGATCACGTAGGGGAAGCTCGCGAGCAGCTCGCGGGTGCCAGGGATGCGGCCGTGACGGCCCCGGTTTGGGAACGTGCTCAGGCTCTCGCCAGCAGAGAACAGGGCCAGTGCCGTTTCATGGGCGGCCCGCGGGTTGACTTGGTCCAGGTAGGCAACGTGGTGCTCGATGTCGCGGAGCGCCGTCGTCTTCCAGCGTACCTTCATGGCAACGGTGCTGGCGGACGTTCGCCGCGTGCCAGGGCCAGCAGCCATTCCCGCACGATCTCATGCGGTACGCTGTCGGCTGCGCGCGCCTCGTCGATCATCGCCTGCAAGCGGGCGATCTCTTCGGGGTCATCGTCATCGGGGACGATCTGTCGGGCTGCGTTGGTCATGGGGGTGATGATGGCACTTTTTGGCCGGCCCGTCGAGATGGGGCCGTCGATCAGATCGGCGTCGCTGTAGAGATCGGGTTCGTCTGCCAGCCAATCGAAGCCGCCGCCGGCCGCATTGATGGCCGTGATCGGCAACTCGTCGGCATCATCGTCCAGGGAAGCGAGCAAGGGGGCCGTGGTGATCATGGGGCTGGGTGGCCTTGGTCTCTGTGGCAAACGCGAACGGCGGCCGGAATGAGCCGGTCGCCGTTCTGAGGAGAGGAGGCATGAGGAACGTGCCTTTCCTCCTGGTGCTCGTGTGGCGGTCATGGCGGCGGTCGATCCCCGCGTAAGCGGGGGAACCCCCGTCTGACCAAAACCGCGCCCTAGGAGCCGGCCGGCGGATGTCACAACCATCTGCCGGCTATCCTCAGCCAAGATAGCATCCGGGATGCGGCCCTTCAATGGTCGGCTCCTAGGGCGCGGACGGCCTCTATGAAACGGCGCCCGCTCTCGTCGGATGGATGGCGCATTAGCCGGAGTGGAATGTGATCCGGGTTTATGAAATATAGATCATAACAATCATTGCCGCTGCTCACCCCAATAGTAGCGCCGCTCCTCCTTAGCTTCCAGAACATTGGTTCTGTTATTGGCATTTCGATATAATTATCGTTCTCGCGTAAAAATAATCTGAACAACTCTCTACGCTGAATGCTATAGCGCTTCGCCACGACTAGCTTGAATGCATTGTTTTTCATAAATTCTGAAAATTCAATATTTTCATATTGCTTGCGATCTTTAAGATTTTGATCTACTTGCATACGTCGCGTGTTATGTAATAATATTGTTGCTATTTGCTCATGTTTTGACGTGGCTATGGCTTTTAATATTTCAATAAATCCATCGCTAATAATGTGTGATGACTTCATTAAATTGCAACGCTCGCACGCAAGCGTGAGGTTGGATAACTCATCGCTTCCGCCCCGGCATTTAGGGACGATGTGATCAACGTGATTGGCGTCAGTTTGCCCGCAATATTGGCATTTGCCATTGTATGCTTTGCGGATTGCATCTTTTAATTTACTGCTGAGCATTTTTATGTTTTAACCTCTTTGAAGGATATTTGCTAAGCCGTTGATTGAGAAAGAACTTCGGACTATGTTGTTGATTTTGGCCAATTTTGGTATCGGCTGATTGCGGACTGCTATTTTTAGATGAAATTCACAAGGGATACGACATCCTATGGTTAGTTTTTGGGTTAAGAGGTTAAAAATATATAGTGTTATAAAGTTAAGGGCCGAATCAGTGGCTTTTTTTCGTTTACTGTCAATGTCTTAGCAGAATGGTTAGTCCGCGATCAGCCGAGGATCAGTCCGCAATCAGCCGATAGATTCAGTCCGCAATCAGCCGAGGATCAGTCCGCAATCAGCCGAGGATTTTGTTCCCTTACCTTGCGTCCTGTGGATAACTCCGGCCCGCAGAATGGCTTCAGCGGGCCGGGGCTGCGGAAAATCACTCGGTCGTTGTGACCGGGGGCTTCGCTCGGGCGCGGCGGCGGGACGTTGAACGAAAGCGGAAAGCCGGATGGTTGGGGTCTAGATGTTCGCGGCGAATGGCGAACATCCTGGCTTCGCCACCCTCTGTCTCTTCAATCCAATCCAAATGAAATTCCGGCAGCACGTCGTTTGCAATAATACGCTTGATCGCGGCCTTGAATTTCGTCTCCCGATCCTCACTCCCAGACTTGGCGTACAAGGTCGGAATAGTGCAATGCCAACCGTGTTCCTGGTTACCGGCATGCTTGCGCACTACCCGATAAAGCCAGCGCTCAAAACCGCCGGTCAGTAAGAAGTAGTCTGGATGTATTTGAAGGGCGCCACCAGTCCTAGTAATGCCGCGAAATATCCAGTTCGACAGGGTAATTTTCATGCCCTTAATCTTGCCGGTTTCCGCGTCTTCATCGATCCACCAATCTTCAATCCACCCGCCCATACCTTGACGCTTAAAATCATCCAAGCGGATATTGGTTGAGAAAATTGTTCCCTTCAAACGTGATAGCGCGCCTTGCAGCTCCTTATACTTACTTCCTGATGTGTCTCTCTTCATAAATTTGAGCAGCTCATAAGGATGAACCGCAAGAGTTCTATCAATATCATTGGCGCCTCGGTTCATCTCGGCGATGATTACAGACGCAGCCCAAATCAGAATATCGGCGTCCCAAATAGTGGCAATGCCATGCTCTTTCACCGACATAACCTTAAGAACGACTTTGCCGTCTGGGCTGGTGTAGTTGATCGGTTCGAGCCGCTTCCGCTTGGACAGCGAGAAAAACGGCCGCTCCATGGTGTCCAACTGATCTCGCAACGGGATGTCGGACAGGTAGGGGACGAACAGGTCAAACTGGGCATCCCTACGCGACGCTTGACGCATGGCCATCTCACGCCCTCCCCGCCGTCATGGCGTCCGAGGGTTTGGGCGCGTCGCGCCGCACACCTTCCCTCATCGCGTCTAGGGAGCCCCTTAGCTGGCTCGCAACCAGACCCAGCAACTGGGAAAATTCATTCGTTGTCACGCTGTGCAGGTTATCGCACGAGGCTACGAGCTGCGAGATGGAGTCCAGGCAGGCGTGTGCTGTTTCGGCATGGTCTATCGGCCGCGGCCAATCTTGGCTGGTCATTACCAGGTCTCCCCAACGGTTGCCGGCATAGCTTGGTTTCTAGGCAAGCAAGTGCCGGTGGCTAGAAAGCGCAGTTGAGGATGCGCCCCTGTCGGCTTTAGGCGAACCCTGGACATACCCGACAGGCCACCGGCAGCGGACTCCTAGAGGTGCAGCCCCTTCCACGCAACCGGAGTCTGACCGAAACCAAATCTTGTGGTCAAGGGTGAGTTGCAGCCACAAGGCAAAAAAGGTAGAACACCCCAGACGTACACCCCCGCATCACGGCAACAGGTGCCCCCGCTTATGCCGCGCCTCTCCGTAAACCACGCCGCAGCACGCCTCAACGTGTCTCCGGACACAATCCTGCGACGGATCAAAAATCATGATCTCGCGGCAACCAGGGATAACCGCGGCAAGTGGTGGGTACTCCTGCCCGATGACCCGATTGACGATGCCCCCGCACCCCCTGCGGAGTCCGCAGAAATGCGGTGCGCCGCAGCCACTCCGCGCGGACCGCAAGATGCGGAGCCTCCATCGGAAATGAGCGTGTTGGCTACAACTCTGACTGCCATGGTCGAGACCTTGCAACAGCAGCAGCGCGACGCGGTGGCCCTGTTGACCGAGCGGGTCGATGCGGCGGAATGCCGGGCCGAACGCGCCGAGCAAAGGCTGTTCGAGGTTCTGAGTCGGCTGTCGCTGCCCTGGTGGCGCCGCTGGTTCGGGAGCTAAGCCACCATCCGCGCGGTACGATCATACCGCGCCGACCGGACGAAGCCGCCGATCGGCATGTCGACCGTGGTCAAATCACCAGCGCCACCGAGCCAATCCGCCGCTTGGCTTCTACGGGCGGCTTGTAATCGCCCGCCAATCCCAGACCAACCGTGCCGTCTGCCACCCGCCGCAGCCACGCCACCGCGTCGCTGTAACGGCGAACCACGTCCTCGGGCGGCGCCGGCACCCACAGTCGATAGATTGCGATGTCGCAGCACACCGAGCGCAGCACCGCCGGCACCTGAGCCAGCGGCAAGGCAAATTGCCGGCATAGATAGCTGTCGATTTCCGCCACCGCCCGCGCGATGGCGTCGGCGCCGCGGGTCGGGGCCTGATCCCCCGCCAGCTTCATCAGCTGGGCATAGGTGCTGGCCCCGGCCGCCGATGTCAGGTCCGCTTCGCTGGCATACATGGCGCTCACCGCAACGGGTCGGAACAGGGGCTGTAATGATGGCAGACCCGAAAGGCGAAGATCGAAACCGGCTGCTTCTCGATGTCGCCCTTGTACAGATTTTCCACCCGGTCAACGTAAATGCTCTTGTTTGGGGGCAAGCGGGCAAACCGATTTTGGGCGGCCTCTCCAATGCAATCGATGATCTTTTGAATCATCCCCGAGACTGTGATCGGGTCCTCGAGGCTGGAGAACACCAGGAACAGCGACCACACCGCCTGTCGCTCAGTCAGCCCCGCCACGATGGCCATATCACTCTTGGTCGAGGTGCCGCTTCTCTCCAAACCGGCAAAGGCGATATAGACCGCCGGCAAGGCGATGACGTGGCGGTTGATGATTTCCGGTTCGAGCTGCTGCCCCAGCGGCTCGCAAACCTGGATATCCGGGACCTTGGTTTTGATCAGGGCACAGAGAGCGCTGTGAATGGCATTGATCTCAGGCACAATCAGCCTCCAATGGCTTTGGTCAAATGACGGTTGACGGCATCAAGAATGTCGGCACGCCATGCCGGAGGGAGCGACGCCATCCCATCGGCCCCAGGCGTTGGCACGAACGGCCGTGCCGGAATGGGCGTGGCGCGGTTGCGTCCAGCCTGACCGCCAAACTGGTGAATGGCCGCGTATTCAAGGGCGGTGCCGACTTCGACGCTGTTGCTCATGGCCCGCGCCATAAAACTGCGCATGAGCTGCCCGGTGTCGACCAACGGCCGGCCTTTGCGCTGTTTCACTGGCAGCCACGGCACGCCGGAAGGATCGGTACTGGTCTCGAACCCCTGTTTGATATGAGACAAGAACAGGTCGCCGATCTCGGTCATGACCGGTGTCAGGTCGGAAGCGGCGGTGCGCAACCGGGCCAGCAGCGCGCGCACCTCCTGATCCTGGATTTCGATGGTGATGGCCGTCATGGAACCGGCACCAGCCAACAGCCATAGACCAGGCTCGGCGTGGTGCCGCCAAGGGTGGCCTTGCAGCGGATGGCAGCGGCGCCAGCATCGAGCCGGCCGACCTGCCCTTGCGACAGTGGCAGCTCGAACAGCCCCGCCGCCATCACCGTGACCGCCGCAATTTCGGTCGGACTGGCAAAGGCAGTGGTGCTGTCGGTTTCGATGGCCAGCCGATAGGTTTCGTCGCCTGTGGTTTCATCCAAGCCCGAAACCGCAAAAACGGCCCGAAAATCCCCTGCCATGGTGGCGGCAAACGCGATACCGGCTTCGGCCGTGGTCGCAGTCACCACGCCGATCGCCGCGTTCCGCAGCTCGTGCTGTGTGTCGATGGGTCCATACATGGTCGGTTTTCCCCATTAACCCTTGTTGATCCGGCACAGGCGCGCGGCGGCTTTCGGGTGCTTCACGACCAAACCGGAATACCACTCGATCCGGGTTCGGAAGGACGGCTTGGCCTGTTGTTCGCCGAGGTCACGAACATCCATGGCAGCGGTCTGAATGCCGTGAAGGCCATCCATGTCAAAACGGACCGCGTACATGGAACAGGTATCGGCGTGGCCCTGCCCGTCATCCTCATCGAAGCCCAAGACGGCGTTTCCGGCCGTATCGTCTTCCACAATACCAATCGGAATGCCGGCATAACTTGCCATCGGCCGGCCGAGAGCATCAACGCTCATGCTGACGGCCGTGCTGTTCTGGGCGAGCTTGGTGATTTTGCGCCGGCAGTCCTTGTTCATCAGGAGAGCGGTCGGCGTACCAGCAACCGCATCGATCAATTCGTCGACCGCGTCCAAGGTGAGGGCACCGCCGCCGGCCGCCAGATTGATCACCTGGTTCCCGGTCAGACGCCGGTTCAGCCCGTCGAATTCACGCGGGTTGGTTTCGGCATTGCCGTCAAAAAAGGTCGCCAGCCACGTCAGAGTCAGGGCCTTGGCCTTCATGCCATCATGAACGGCCCGCAGGTTGTTGGAGCCGGCACCCATCTTGATCAGGGCAACGTCATAGTCGGAGTCACCACCGCAGATGGTCAGGGTCTCGACCTGCGGATTGAGCACGCCAGTGCTCTCAGTATAGCTCTCGTTGATGCCGCGGAAGGCGATGCCGGGCAAGGCGCCTTCGCGATTATAGCGGTACGAGTTGCCCTGGACATCGACAAAGGCCAGCCGTTCGAGAACGGCGTTGTTGGCCGCGAAGATTTCGACCACCCCTTGAGCCAAGGGGCTGGCCATCAGCTTGGCGGCTTCCAGTAACGTCAGCATGGGATGATCCTCACTTGGTCTGATAGCCGCGGGCCATACGCGCGAAAGCCGGCAACTTGGACAGGTCTTCGTCGCGCGGCGTCACAGCGGGCTTGCCGGTGTCGGTGGTCGGCACGACGACAGGGACGGCAAACAGCCCGGCGGCCTTGGCTTGATGAAGCCAGCCGATCCGATCCGCCACCGCCAACCCGGCCGGCACCAGCGCCTTGAGGTGTGCAGGCACATCGGCCAACAGGGCGGTTTCGACCGCAGCAAGCTGCCCCTCGAGCGCGGCAATGCGGGCAGCTTCGGGCGATGCGGCCGGAGCCGACGAAGTCACTGCCGCCGGAGGCGTTACCGGTACCGCCGGGGGCGTTCCGGGGTTAGGATTGTCCGACATCGGTCGCCCCCAGGATTGACGCAATTCTCCCGCACCGTTTCTTGTAGCGGGCAATGTCATTAATCCAACCCGTCGCAACTGCAGGGTCAACCAACCCGATATCTGAAAACTTTTCGAAGAACCTGCCTGCCCATTCTTGATAAAGGCATCGACCACCATTGTCTTCTTTACACTCGCACGCCATCACATTCCCCTTTCTCATTCTTTATCCGACGAACACACCGAGAACTAACACCAAATTGCTGGGCAACCTGATTAGCACCCAAATACAAGAGCGCATTTCTAATAGCAATTCCCCTCAATACTTGAAAAAGTCCGAATGCAGACGATATGACAACACGGTCACCATTACCTGATACAATCTTAATCTTATCGATTGCCTTATCATCAATATCTATTCCATATTGAGAAAATGCGCGCTTTGATAAATAGAGTTCTGTTCCACCGCGCTCATAAACAACACGAAGAGCGGCATCAAACCCTAGATTTCCCGCAATCTCGCAGAAAATGAAACTCCCACTACTCAAAATCTGAGATGAATTCTGTTGACAGAAAGTCACAACATCATTGAATCCCGCTGAGTTCGGCGCAGGGATGCCACAGAATATTCGATTATCCATGCTCAATTTACCCCCCGCTGGAACCCAAGTCCGGACAACGCCCCCGCGAACAGCGCGATTTCTTCTTGCCGCCGTCGCAACTCAGCGATGGCTTGATCACGGGTTAAGTCGGGATTGTCGGCAAGCAACACATCAACCGGGGACCACACCCCCAAGTCGACGCGCCGCTGATAGCCGTCGAGACGCTCGGTTTCCGAGACGTTCTCGACGATCTCGCCGAAATCGACGGTCATTGTCGCCGCTTCGGGAATGGTGCCGGGCTGATGGGTATTCACCACCCGCTTGACCACCTCGAACAAGCGCGCCTCGTAGCTGCGCCACAATTCGAGATCATCCTGTCGCGCTTCCAGCAAATCTCTGTTTTCGGTGATTTTGGCAGCAGCGCTTTCCGCCCGCGGCGAAATCTCGAACACATTGGTTGCCAGGTCATGAGCAACGGCGGTTTGCTTGATGACAAACTCCAAAGCCTTCAAGACCTGATCAATCGGCGTGTTGGGGGCGGCA